CAGAGTTTGTGCCTATTGATCAGTTTTACGTGTCTTACTATGCTAGTGATCTTCGTAGGGCTGATAGGTATACTCATGTCATCTACCGTAGTCCTAATGATCTTAAAAGGGACATCTCTGCTGGTATCTATACTGAAATAGATTTACCACAAGCAGGTCAACCAGAGCAGAGTGCTATGGGAGAGAAGATGAATACTATTCTAGGATTCTCTCCTTCTAGTGATAATGATCCACAATATACTCTTTTCGAACAACATTGTTATCTTGATCTACTTTCCCCATATAATGACCCTGATGGTGTAGCACTTCCGTATATTGTAACGATAGAAGAAAGGTCTAAACAAGTTTTAAGTATTCGTAGAAACTTCAACCAAGACGATCCGAATAGAGAAAAGAAAATACACTTTACACATTACAGATTCGTTCCAGGGTTCGGTTTCTATGGATTTGGCCTAATGCATTTCTTAGGTAATCTTACTATGACTGCTACGGCAGCTATGAGAGCTTTAGTAGATGCAGGTCAATTTGCGAACTTACCAGGAGGTTTTAAAGCAAAGGGTGTACGGGTGGTTGGTGACAACGATCCCATTGCTCCTGGTGAATTTAAGGAAGTTGAGTCAACTGGTATTGATCTCTCAAAGGCTATTGTTCCCTTGCCATACAAGGAGCCTTCCTCAACTCTCTACCAGATGCTTACGTTTGTATCAGCAGCAGGACAGAAGTTTGCAGATAGTTCGGAACAGGTTATTTCCGATAATGCTTCTTATGGTCCTGTTGGAACGACAATGGCTCTACTAGAAGCATCAAGCAAGTTCTTTAGTGCAATTCACAAGAGACTTCACAAATCTCAGAAAGATGAATTTAGATTGTTAGCTACGATTGATTATGAGTATCTACCTTCTAAGTATCCGTATGAGGTTCCTAATGCTAATCAGCATATCTTTAGGAAAGACTTTGATGGTCGTGTAGATGTCCTACCTGTCAGTGATCCAAACATTCCTTCAAATGCACATAGGATGATGATGGCTCAGATGGCATTACAACTTGCCCAGAACTCGCCTCCTGGTATGTTCAACTTAGAAGCACTTAATAGAACAATTCTTAATTCAGCTAATATGCCTAACATTGAAGAGATACTTCCTCCGAAACAACAGGCACAGAAACTTGATCCTGTATCAGATATCATGGCTGCAACTAAAGGACTACCTATTGCTGCCTTTCCAGGCCAAGACCATGAGGCGCACATACAGGTAAAGATGGCTTATCTCCAAGACCCAATGAATGGAGCTAATCCTATTATGCAACGTATCGCTCCTATTATACAAGCTAACATACAGGAACATTCTGTAATGAAGTATCAGGAGCAGATGAGTGGTATGACTCAACAGTTAGCACAAGGAGCACAAGACCCTGCTGTAATTGAACAGGCTATGGCACAGGCTGCTCAACAGGTTATGCAAGCTAATCAAATGGCTTCGCAGGGAATGGGTCAGTCTATCGAACAACAGACTATCCAATTACAAGAAGGTCAGCTTTCTCTGGAGAAAGAAAAGCTTACGGCTGATACTATGAAAGATAGTGCAGAGTTAGCTCTAAAGAATAGAGAGTTAAATCTTAAAGAAGACCAACTTAAAGTTCAGGCTTATAAAGATGGAGCTTCAGCTATTATGAAAGCAGAAGAGAAAGAGAAGGATCGGACTGCTAAAGAAAGTATGCAAGCGGCAAGTCTCATAGCTAAAGCGGCTGAACAAGAAATGGCTGATGATACCAAACGGGACTTGAAGTTAGCTGAAATAAAAGCTGATCTATATAAAGAAGAAGAACGGAGTGCTCGTGATATGGAGCTATCTAATATTCAAACCCATAGAGATGAAAGACTAGAAGGAGAGGAATAAGACCATGAGTAAATTTATGAATCAAGGAAGTATCGGTAATAATGATTCCGACCAATCGGTAGGTGACTGGGATGATGTTGATTATTCTAGCTGGAGTATACGGGCTAAGAAAGGTATTACGGAAGATTTTCCTCCCGATACCTATAAAGTTCCTAACCCTAAACGCAGCACCCGTGAAACTAAAGGTCCAAGTTTGTCTTAGGAGATATCAATGATTGTAAAATATCATACGTGTAAAGACTGGGTAGATAATAAAATTAAAAAAATATCCTGTCAATGTGGACTATCATGTAAGGGGATACGGATTGCAGCTATAGCAATTATTATTGCTATTATTGCAATAGTTATCTAAGATGGATATATGGGATGATGTTATCCAATCTTACAATAAAGAAATAGAAGGACTAAAAAATTCTCTAGCATCTGGAAGTATGGAAGACTATGCACACTATAGACAACTTGTAGGTTCTATCAGTGGTATAGAATGGTCACGACAACAACTAACTGAGATCATTAAACGTAGACAACATTCAGATGAAGAGGATTTTTAAATGAGACAACCAGCATTAAGTAATGCTATTAAGAATGACGAATGGATTGATGTCATAGATGAAGCAGTAGCTTTGGATGAACTCCCTCAAATTCCAGGGTTCCATATCTTGGTACGTCCTTTTTCAGTAAAGGAAAAAACAAAGAGTGGTATATTTATTCCAGATTCCATTAAAGATGATATTGCCTATCTTACAACTGTAGGACAGGTAGTAGTGGTTGGAGACTTGGCCTACTTAGATCAAGCTAAGTTTCCAAAGGGAGCATGGTGTAAAGAAGGTGATTTTGTCTGCTATGGTAAACATACAGGACAGAAACTTTTCTATCAAGGACAACGATTCATTCTACTATTTGATGATCAGATTTTAATGAAGGTAGAATCACCTACACACTTAGACCCTACCTTTAATCTAAGTCATTAAAAAAAAGTTGCATACCGCACACTTAGTAGTGTATAATCTTAACTATTAGACGTAAATCGTTTGATTCGTCAACAACGGAGAGTATAATGCCAGAAGAAAAAGAAATTGAAGTCGCAGATCAAGATGATGGTGGGTGGAATAAAATTACTGTACCATCTGGTTCGGATATGGAAGTTGAAGTTGAAGAAGAAAAGGTTGAGGAAGTTCAAGCTAAACCTGAACCTGAACCTGCTCCTCCTCCACCAAAACCAGATGAACCTGAGTTAGAGGGAATTGAAACTCAGGGTGCAGAAAAAAGAATACGTAAATTGATTCGTCAACGTAAAGAACGTGATGAAGAAATTAATAAGTTGATGGAACATAATAATCAACTTCAGTCTAAACTAAATACAAAAGAAACTGAAGTTGCTTCAAATGTTAAACAGAATATTGAACTAAGTTCAAAACAGGTTGAGGATAAAATTGAATTAGCTAGGGCTGCATACCTTAATGCTTTCGATGGTGGAGATAAGGAACAGCTTCTATCGGCACAGGAAATTTTGAATCAAGCCCAATTTGAAAAACAAAAGATTGAAGATGCACGGAGTGCCTTTGATCAATATGAAACTACACAACAGAACCAACAAACGGTTCAACAACAACAAGAACAATTTCAACCTGAACCTAAAGCAATGAGGTGGGCATCTGAGAATGATTGGTTTGGTCAAGATCAGATAATGACTTACGGAGCTTTAGAAATTGATAAACAATTAAAAGAAGAAGGGTACGATCCTTCTGAAGATGATTTTTATGTAGAAGTGAATAAGAGACTTCAGGATACATTTCCTAATAAGTTTTCAGGAAATACTGAAGAACAAAATTCACAACCCCGTCAGCAGGAAACGTCACCTGCTCAAGTGGTAGCTGGAACGTCACGCTCACCCAGTACTGCTAGTAACCGTAAGGTTAAGTTAAGTCAAGAAGATATTCGACTTGCTAACAAATGGCAGATACCACTTGAAGTATATGCAGCAGAGAAGCTCAAAGTTGATAAAGCTGAAGGCGAATATACTAATGTTGCAACCAATAAGCGTGGAGGACAATAATCATGGCACGTACAGAATCACGTAGTTCACAAATTAGGGAAAATCAAACTAGGGAAGAAGTTTATACCTTTGAAGAAGAAGATGCTCTAGCAATACCAGAAGATGTAAAAGCTAGGTTTCTAAATCAGGGTATGGTTCTTCGTTGGATACGAATCCAAATTAGAGGTGCAGATGACTATCAAAATGTCGGTAAGCGTCAACGAGATGGATGGGTGTTCGTAACACCAGATGAAGTCCCTGAAATGTCAACAAGCTCCATCGTGAGGGAGGGAGGTCGCTATGCAGGTACAGTTGTTAGAGGTGATGTAGCCCTAGCAAAAATGCCTGAAGGTCGTGCAATAGCGAGAAGGGAGCATTACCAGAATAAAGCAAGTGAATTAATGAATGCTGTAAACAGCCAATTAATGAGCAATAATGATTCTCGTATGCCCATTTATAATAATAGTAAGTCAACTGTATCTAGGGGAAAGAGTCCTAAGTTTCAGGACTAATACTCTAGGATGATTATGGAAGGAGAAAACTAAAATGGATACTAAAGTTTCCGTCTTAGGTGGATTCCGTCCTGCACGTAATTACGGTTCTACGGCTAACAGTACTGGTATGAAGATACTGCCAATTGCTTCGGGTGATGCCCGTAGCATGTTTAAGGGTGACCTTGTAAAAGTGAGCCTTGGTAATATCGAACCAGTTAGTGCTGCTGCTGATTATGCAGTAGGTGTATTCCAAGGCGTATACTATGAGAGTGATGGTGTACCGACTTGGAATAAGTACTGGCCAGCAAACACATCGGCTACGAATATTCAAGCCAATGTTGTTGTTGACCCTGATATGACGTACAACATTATGGCTGATGCCTCGTGTAGTTCGGGAGATATCTACTTAAACTTTGCACTGACTCTGGGTGCTGGTAATACCGCTACAGGTATTTCAGGCTTTGGGTTGAAAGCGTCAACACGGACTGCTGCTACGGCTCCTCTTAAAGCTGTAGGGGTAGAAGACATCCCTGGTAATGACATTGATGTAGCTACGGAACGTGCGTTCCCGATTATGGCAGTTAAGATTCTGCGTAATGAAGTAGCTATGTATGATGTTGCTGCTAGTGTTGTTGGTCCTATTTAAGAGGGAGGATAGAAAATGGCTATTTCAAGAGCTAGTATTGCCAAAGAACTTCTCCCTGGTCTTAATGCCGTATTCGGTCTTGAGTACGGGGAAGTCAACAATGAACATGAGGCACTCTTTGAAGTCGAAAATTCTGATCGTGCTTTTGAAGAGGAAGTAATGTTCACTGGCTTTGGAACTGCACCTGTAAAAGGTGAAGGTTCCGCAGTCAGCTACGATACAGCACAAGAAACCTACGTTTCTCGTTATACCAATGAAACGGTGGCTCTTGCATTCGCAGTCACGGAAGAAGCTATGGAAGACAATCTTTATGATACGTTCTCCAAACTTCGTGCTCGTGGTCTTGCTCGTGCGATGGCAAACACCAAGCAAGTGAAGGCTGCTGACGTTTTTAATAACGGCTTCGAGACTACTCCTGCTTATGTTGGTGGAGATGGTGTAGCTTTCTTCAGTGCTTCGCATCCAGTAATTGATGGTACACAATCTAACGTAGCTGCTACTTCGGACCTTTCGGAAGCTGCACTAGAAACCATCATTACGAGTGTTCAGAAGATCAAAGATGATCGTAACATTCTTATTGGTGCTAATGCTGTATCATTGCATATCCCGCCTGATCTGTGGTCAACTGCCGATCAGATTCTCCACTCACCAGGAACGACTATTGCTGGTGGCTCTGGTGATGGAACGTATGCCCAGAATAACATTAATGCTATTCGTCACATGGGTATGATTCCAGAAGGGTTCATGGTGAATCGTAGGTTTACGGATACCAATGCGTACTTCATTAAGACTGATGTACCGAATGGTGCTAAAATGTTTGTGCGTGTTCCGCTACAAACTAAGATGGAGCCTGACTTCGACACAGGTAACCTTCGCTTCAAGGCTCGTGAGCGTTATAGCTTCGGGTTCTCTGACTGGCG